CTATTTTCCAATTACATAACGTAAGCGACTAGCTTGATCTTTGCTTAAAACTTGATAAGAAAATAAAGTACTATAACCTGTTCCTGATGGCGAAATTAATATTGAACCATCAGAACGAATTTTTTCTACAAAGGCAACATGACCGTAAGTGGCATCAGCTCCGTCTTGCCCTGCCTTAAAACTCACGGCACTATGAAGTTGAGGAGTTGATGTAACTTGATAACCTGCTTGATTTTGCCAATCCTTACCATTCCCCATCATATATTGGCCATAGTTAATCCCAAACTCTTTCGCTCGATTATAGACCCACCAAGTACATTGTTTATAAGCATAAGTTTGGGTTGAATAATTATCAATATTCATTGGTCTATCAATCTTCCAACCCGCTGGAGTTCCAGGCAAACTGTCAGAAGGCATTGTTTTCCAAGCAATAGCTCCATATTTCCAACCTACAGATAATACACTATTCTGCTCAAATATATTTGTTGTATAGTTATGGGCACCTGACTGAGCATTAGGATTATAAGAAACATAAAGATTGACTGTTCCAGTTGAATAAAAGACAGGATTTGCATTATTCTCCCAACGCCAACCTAGATTGACCAAAGTTTTTGCTTCATATTTACTCAAGGTATAATAATGATCCCCACCTTTAGCATTGGGATTATAAAGCCGATAAACTGATCTTTTCGAACTTGCTTTCACCTGAGTTCCATTAGCGATATTCCAAACACCTACTGCTGTTATTATACTAAGCAGCAAATAAACATTTTCCCTTGCCTTCAAATCCTCCATTTTTTCCTAGTCTTCTGTTATTTAAACTAATGTAGTCTATTTAAACTCTATAATAGGCCACCTAAAAAGTTAAAACGGCAATTTCAGGAGCTACACCAAATCTGGCTGATAAATGAGTCGTTCCTATCCCGGTATTAACATAAAGGTTTTCATTTGCCCCTAACTGATAAAGTCCACCAGTATAGTTATTCGCATGGCTCATCAATGCCGTAGCTTTTTTTTGAATTTGAGGAATAAGTGGGACGTTTATTTGACCGCCATGACTATGACCAGAAAGAATTAATTCATAACCCTTATTTTGATATTGGCTAACTTCATCTGGCTCATGAGTCAATAATATATCATAACTCGTTTCAGCCATTTGATTTGGCGAGGGAAATTGCGGATTTCCTAACAAAGCATCATCCAAACCTGTGAATAAAATTTTCTTACTATTATCCAAAGTAAAAACTTGATTTTCATTTCTTAAAAGAGAGAAATCAGATTCAGCCATAATATTTGCATATTCTCTGACAGCTCCCCCACCATAATCTCGATTGCCCCAAATTGCAATTTTTCCATATTTTGCTTTCAGACTTTTTAACTTAGAAATAACGGCTTCATTTTCATTGTATTGCGAATAATTATCATATAAATCTCCCGAGAAAATAATAAAATCAGGATTTTGTTCATTTGTTTTTTGAATCACTTTATCTAATCGATCAGCATTAAAATCCTTTTTAATATGTAAATCGGATAACTGAACAATTTTCAAATTTTCTTTAGAATTTGTATTATTCACTTGACGCTCATTGACTACTAAACGGTAAGGTTCAACTTTAAAAGCGTAGTAAAAGCCTCCTATAACAGTACATATTATAAGAATAATAAGTGAAAATACTATTTTTTTAATTTTCATATCTCTAGATTATAACATATTGCGTATTTTTTAAACTTACAAAAAGAATTCTCTTTTTCTAAGTGCATGCTACATATAATTATAGAAATGCGTAATCAATAAATTGGTTGAAATATAAAGTTTATAAACAAAAATTGATAAAGAAATTTGATTATTTTACCAGTAAATAAGTGAAGAACATCTTCTTCTCGATAAAAACTAACTTAGAAAAAACCTATCACTATGCCTTTTTATTGTTAATATTTTGGGTATCACTTTGAACCTCAACTTCTAAAATTACTTTGCATGCTTGATAATGCCTCTAAAAATATTTTATTCACTTTCTGAAGTAATAAAACTTGTAAGCGAGAGGATAAAAAAACGCCTAGATTAGTAGGCGCTTTAGGAGTATTTATGAAAAAGTTTATTTTTTGGAATAGATTTATTATAGAACTTATTTCTTAAATGAATAATAAAAAATAATCAATAACTTATACTTTGTTTGAAGCTTCGGCTTCGGAGAAAATAAGAATCATTAACAACCAATACAAGTTTCCTATAACTGAACTTCTCTAATTTAAGACTATATTTTCAATAACCTCAAAGTATTTTTAGTAAAATAATAGACAATTTTGTAAAATTGTCTTTTTAATTATTGAAATAATGTGTTAAACTGTATTTTATATCTTACAGGAGTTTTAAAAATGAAAAAATCAATTGTTGCATTATCTACATGTACTCTTTTAACATGTATACTATTCACTACTTTACCTTCACCTTCAATGGCGGACCAACTTGATACTCCATCATCGGATATTTCTGCAAAAGCCAAACAAGAATGGTATGGTATTTCAACGATTGAATTTTTCAATATGGGACTTGACTCTGGAATTGTTGAAGTAACACAAGGTGACATTATCACTGGGAGGGCTACCTTCGGTTATTATGGTGGTGACTCCCTTACAACTCAAGACATAATTTTGAACTCTAACCTCGACTATGTAGTTATTTCAAATATTACTATTGATAATAATTCCCATACGGGTACCTTTGATATTATGATAGATACTTCTAATATTAGTTCTGGAAGCCAGACATTTCAACTTAACGTTACAGATGCACTTCCTGAAAATGATCGGCATGTAACTCCCTATTCAATAACAAATATGATTCAGATTAATGAAGCACCTAAACCCTGATCCTGACCCTGATCCTGATCCTAATCCAAATCCCGAACCTATTCCAAATCCCGAACCTACTCCAAATCCTGAATCTACTCCAAATCCTGAACCTACTCCAAATCCTGAATCTACTCCAAATCCTGAACCTACTCCAAATCCTGAACCTGCTCCAAATCCTGAACCTGCTCCCTCTATAAATAAAAATACATTAAATATTTCAAAAGATTCTATTGTCTTGGACAACAAGATCACAAAAGCTTCAGAAGAAGGAAATATAAAAACATTACCAGAAACTGGTGTTAATAGTAATACGGATCTTAGTTTTGTACTAATCGGAATCATAATAATAAGTTCAGCAGTAACAATCTTATACAAAAATAGATAATAAAAAAACTCAGTAGTTCTGAGTTTTTTTATTATCCAACGAGCAGTATACTGTCACACACTCAAAGACATTTATATCAATATCCTATTTTTTGAAGTTATCTATGAGATCCATGCATTATCAACTTTTTTTGGCATTCATCAAAACTAGAAAACCTCCTATATTAAAGGGTTTATAGCACTTTTAATAAAAATAAAGATGCATAATTTTTTTCGGTTTTAGACTATTTCTGCTACTTTTTTGCTACCTGTTTTTATAGTCCTTACTGAACTTTATCCAGTGATCGAACGGTTACTCGATGCGTTTTAGTAACTCCAAAAGAGTCATACATTCAAAGTCATTACCTTCCAATTTTTTAATACCTTCTCTATAAAAATTTAAAATTCCCTCGAACTCCTTATCGCTTGTATAATCATAGTCTTCATGAATGGGTTGATCAGCATGTACATAGTCAATAAAGGCCCTTGAATCATCTTTACCCTTGATTGCAAAAACTTTAAAACTCTTGCCATAACAAGCCATATCTTCAATCGTATGTAGAATTAAATTTCTATTACCCATCACAATACCTCATGTTAAAATATAGTTTTATACGCTCAAACAGGAACTTAAACCTTCGCGGTAAAAAAAATCAACGAATCTGAAGTCCGAGCGTCTGAAAAGTATTACTAGCTAAATTAATAAATTTACACTTTAGCTTGTCAACGATAATATTATACAATATTCTTCCAAAAATAAAAAATGCCAGCAAATGCTGACACACATTTTTAAGGCTTACATTATATTATACTTAATATTTTATCCAAATACAGCTTCAAAACAACTCTCATTTGATAAAACAGCAAATAAAAAATCGTCAGTAAATACTGGCGATTTAAATTATCAATTTATTCAATAGTTGTAACAGATTGAATTATTATTTTTCCTTCTATATTTTCATACAGAATTACGCTTGCTAACCCATAGCTGACTGGATTAGTAAGTTTTGTTTGTTTGCAGTAAATCATATGGTTTACTCCCGAAACTTGTTGCTGAGCCGCATACATCAAAGGTGAATATCCTACTCCATCAATTGACGAGAAAAGGTCGTTTAATACAGAAGCAACCTTTTGAGGATATGAACCAATTGCAGCAACAATTTTCCATGCTCCTAACCCTGTACCTTCTGATACAAGCTCCTTAATGGAGCCGCGTTTAATTGTTGACCTTCCAGTCAAAGGTTTATAAACTTCCATTTCAACCAATGCTTTTGTCTGAGCACGAACAGTAGAAGTCGCTAGTGCAATAAATTTATAGTTAACTCCTTGAACGACTTGACTGCCAACAAATATTAATGGTTTATACCCTGCTCCATCTAACCCGCTTGTTGCTTCCCTAAAAGCAATTAAGGCTTCTCTTGGAATTTTTGTCGTAGGGTTAGTATAATACCCGCCAGCTTTTAAGTTAGTTTCATTTTCAACCTGTGTTTTCATGTGTTCTTCCTTTCTTATTTGGCTCAATAGCCAGTGTTATTGTAACTGCTTACATAGTCATTATATTATATTTATATAAGAAAAAGAAACCATATGCACATTTTTTTCTAATTTTTATTTTATAAAATAAAAAGCACCCGGAGTAAGGGTGCTTAGGAGTATTTATGAAAAATTTTAATTTGGAATAAAATTATTATATGCTTCTTTTCTTAAATGAATTATAAAAAAATTATTCTTCAATTTCTATTTTATCTGAATCGGCTTGAGCGGAGATTATCCACGTTATAACCTGTAAGGTGGCAACTATCAATCCCATTACAGGAAGGAAATAAATTCCCACTATCCCCACAATTAGCAAGAAAATATCTATGAACTGATGAATTTTTCTGTGAGCTGTATTAAATGATAATGCTTCAGCGCCATCAAATTTTCGATTATCTATATAGAGTACCCAATTTAATAGATAGTATGTCGCTGCCCACAATATATAGACTAGAAAATAAAAATACTCTGGTGCTCGCTCTAGCGGAAATGCACTAACCCATGCCGTAGAAAGAGGAATGAGAGCCATTGTCAAAAGCCAGAAATTATTAGCCCAAAAAGCTCTGCGCGAAAACCATTTCGTTTTAGCTAACAAATAATGGTGATGATACCATGCAGCACAAATGAAAATAAAACTAATGATAAAAGCTATGAAATATGGTGCTTTTTCTAATAAAGCTGAAATTTCACTTGTACCTTCAGGTACTTTTATCTCCAAAACCATAATTGTTAAAATTATGGCAACAATTGCATCTGTAAATGCTTCTACTCTACTTTTTTTCATCTTTTCTCCCTTAATTCTAATATGAATATTTTACCTTAAATGTAAAATTATAGCAATATAACTTTTGTACAAAAGAAAAACGCCCCAATGACGGTTGGAGCGCTTTTCGAAACAATCTATAGTTATATTATAAACCGTAAACGTTCTCTATCAAAATGATATACTCAAATTTTAGATTAAAACTAATAAAGTCATTTCTTTTGACAGCGTTCTCTTTTGTTGGTATTCTATAGATATCATCAAGAAGGAAACCCGAAATGGTTGGGAGAATATTATTATTTAGTGGGTTCAATCCCCACCTCCTTCATTATTAAAATTGTCCTACTAGTCCGCTGCTAGTAGGATTTTTTTGTAAAAAAACGCCCGTCTTGTGACAGGCTTTTGTAAGAAATCTTCATATCGAAGAGAAATCAAGCACTACTCGTGGATAGCGCTCAAGGGGAGTAAGGGATTCGAACCCTCGCACCGATTTCTCGACCTAACGATTTAGCAAACCGTCCTCTTAAGCCTCTTGAGTAACTCCCCAAAACTATAAACGGTTCTGACGGGAATCGAACCCGCGATCTTCGCCGTGACAGGGCGACGTGATAACCGCTACACTACAGAACCTAAGGAGGATGTGGGATTCGAACCCACGCACGCTTTTACACGCCTGACGGTTTTCAAGACCGTTCCCTTCAGCCAGACTTGGGTAATCCTCCGAACTACTAAATTAGTATATCATTTATTTTTTTCATATGACAAGTATAAAACACAAACGCAACATATACGTTACTTTTTTCGTAAAACAACCCCCCTGACCGAAGTCAGGATTTGATTTACTCTTTTGAATTTTTCTCTTTTATCTTACTATAAATATAATATACAACAGAAAACAATAAAGACATTAATACCCACATTAACAATAAAATACCTATTGAAATAGCTAATGCTAAAATAAAATTTTTAGCAGAAAATAACATATGAAAATACTCTTTTACTGATCCATAATTAAAAAATAATTTATGAAGTAATTTTAATATTATCAAGATCCCTGCTACTAAACTAGAATCCTTCAAAGCCTTCTTAAACGTTATTTTATCACTGGAATTTTTCATACTACTGCTCCTTAAGATTTATAAATAGTGTATCAAAAAAATTGAAAACAAAAAAGCCCTGACCAAAGTCAGGGTTTTATTATATATTATGATTGTGATGTACTTGTAGAATATTGTGAGAAAATTGAAGAGAAAGATTTATTTTTAACTTCTACATTATTCTTTTTAAGATACTTAGTAATGACACTGTTGTAATATGTAGTATCGCTTTCTTTTTCAGTTTTTATAACATTTTGAAGTTCTTTTTTGTACTTGTTCATGTCAGTTCCCTTTTCAGATGTTTTTACCATTTCAACAATATAGTAAGAGGTTGCACCTGTTGATGAACTTGTAGACTCAATGACATCTGAAAACTCACCATTTTTCAATTTGAACGCAGCTGTTTGAACTTCAGCTGGAACACTTGTTGAAGCTGAGTTAAATGTTACTTTGCTTTCAGCATTTGTTTTTTCAAAGCTTGCTTTACCAGCATCATCTTTTTTAGCAGCATCCAACGCTTTTGTTGCTGCATCTTTTGATGTTTCAGAAACAACATAAGCTGTTACATCTGGATGGTAAGATTCCCAAGCTTTTTTAATGTTGGCATCAGTGTACTGAGTTTTTTTGATATCATTATCCATTGCTGCCTGTTCAAGCAATCCTGTACGAAGATACGCCTTTAAGTTCTCATTTGTAAATCCAGATTGTTGAAGCATTGAAGAAAATTGATCACCAGATTGAGCTTTTAAAGTATTTACTTGTTTAGTAACTGCTTTATCATCAGCCTCTTTAGCAAAATCTTTACTTAATATCTTATCAAGAGTAATATTCCGAACTAAAACAGTCGATGATAAGTTAGGGAAAGTTTGTAACTCTTTATAGAGATCAGAAACTTTTACTGAATCTCCCTTCATTGTCACAATATCTTTGTTTGGCACCGCATTATTACTACTAGAGCATCCTGATAGAGTTACTAACGTAGTCCCTAAAATAATTGTAGTTACAATAACCAAACTTTTCTTTTTGAAATTCATTAAAAACCTTCATTCTTTTTTTATAATAATATTATTTATCTTATATTTTACTTCTTAACTTTCCCTTAAGAATATCAAAAAAATCCCGCCGAAGCGGGGGTTAATTCCTTTAATAAATTAACTTATGCTATACTTAAACTAATTAAAATAACTTAATAGGTGGAATTATATATGTTCTTTTTTTCTGTTTTTGTATCTGCTTTAATATGGGCTGGGGTATCATACTGGTTACATGGGAATAGACCAGTCAAAAATGCTGATGAAGCATTGCAGATATATTTTATTATAGCAAGCATAGCAGCAATTATTATTGCATTAATTATTCTCATATTTTTTATTTATATGATGATATCCAGCAAATCAATAGATAACTTACCATGGGCTATCATTTGTATATTAGTTATCGCAGTTGCCGCATTGTTCTTCAAAGAAAATAATATTTAAAAAATCCCTGACCGAAGTCAGGGTTAATTTCAGATCATTGTATCTCTTCTGAAGCAATGGCTCTCTTTAAAATATTTGCTATTTCATTAAAATCATTGCTGAGTTCAACGTATGTTTTGAACATTACATTTAATTTTTTCACTTCTAATGTCTGATGAGCAAACTCTTTAAACTCATTTGAAAGTGTAAACGTAATACTCCCCTTATCTGGAATCTTTTCAAAAAGGATAAATAAATCAACAATAACTTTTACAGGCTCTCCCCATTTGTCACGAAATTTCTTAATAGTTATATAATCCTCATTTTTCAAATATAACGATGATTTAAGCAGCACTTTTTTAGTAAATCTTCATTAAGTTTGACTTCCTCATAAAGCACCAAATATGGTTCAGAATTTGCCCACACTTCTTTTTTAGCAGTTTTTCCCAAGAATCTCATAAGATTTACAATATCACTTGGACGATTGACAAGCAGAACATACAACTCCTGAAGTACTTTTGCCCTTTCTTCGTAGTAGATTTCAGCTACTTTCTTCTTTTTCTCTAACTCATTAGCATAATCTGCTGCCTTTTTATTAACAATAAAATAACCACCTGCCAATGTTAATATCGTAGAAATTACTGAAGAAGAAAATACTGCAGTAATAATTCCAATCATTTCTTACTCCTTTAATTTAATTCTTATATTGATTATATTTTAGAGTTTATTCGCATTTAATCGACGCTGTAATTCTCTGACAGAATCAGAAACTGGGCTAATAGTCCCATCTTGTGTTGTTCCAAGATGTTTTTGCAAGGCTTTAATTGTAGCTTGACCAAACAGTCCATCTTGTCCAATTCCTAAGAATTTTTGCAATGCTTTAATCACGTTTGAACCTGTCAGTGATGAATCAAACTGCGCAGCATAGATATTTTGATTAAAGCTTTGCTTGTACTGGTGACTAATTACCCCATCTTTGCCAACTGTATTAAAGTATTCTTGCAAACGTTTAGCTGTCGCATTACCAAACTGTCCGTCAAGATTTAAAGTAACCATTTGTGGATTGTCATCAGTATTTCCTGAACCTGAGCCAACAATTCGATAAAAGTGATGTGGCAATCTTGTACTCATATAAGCATCATTTGTATCAACCGCAATTCCATTGTGAGTATAAGAACAGTGAATGAATGAGACATTGCTCAAAAAGATACCCGTATGTCCATCCGAACCAGCTGAACCTCCTGGAGTCCCTGAGATAAAAATATCACCACGTTGTACTTCTCTTCGACTGATTTCTTTCAGTTTTGTTCCTGACATTCCAAACAAGGTTTCTGTATTTCCCATTGAACCTGCTGCCAGAAATCCTCCAGCAATCATTGAAAAGAATACTGATGAGCTACAGTCATAACTGTTTGGACCCGTTCGTGAAGTCATTGAGTAGGTAATTTTACCCTTTCGAGCTTGCATCCAACCAATCATGTTTTCAATACTTGGCATTATTCGCCTCCTTCTGTAAATTCATGATCCATATCTTTATAGATGTCCGGTTGGACTTCTACATTTGTTTTAACCAAACTTGCAGTATCATCTCCAATGGTTAGACTTCCGATTGAAGTCAAGATTGATATTAAAGTTGCAAATCCTGCAATACTTAATGCTTGAACCCAATCTACACCAATTAGTCCTGTAGCTCCAGCTCCCAATGCACCAATCATCGCTTGTGCAAATGTTTTAATCGCACGTTCTACTAAATCTTTAAAAAATGTTTTCATGTTCTTTCTCCTTCAAAATTTGGTTAAAAAATAAATAATAATTGAAATCCCAAGACCAATCATATAGCCCCAAGCCCATTTGTTATTTGCTTTTATTTCTTTAATATCATCTGCATTGTTCAAAGCAATTAAATGAGCCTGTTCAGCTTTTTCCCTAATTGACTCATAATTATCAAGCTTTGTTTCTATTCTGGCCAACCGTTCAAGAACTTCTTGCCATGCTTTTTCCTCCATAACTTCCTTTCTATTTTATGATGCTGGGAATGGGTCTTGTGTTATATAAACACACGAAGCAGAGAGCATGTAGTCGGATGTAGTAATACCACCTGACGCATATAAGTCAACTTGTCCACTTGAGTGAACTTCGAGCCACGAGAACTTAGTAGAATTGACAAATCGTGTTGCCATAAACAGGAATTACCAATTGGGCGCCAGCCGACTGGCAAAGTCGCAACTTCTCTATTCCATCCGTTAGGTGGAGCAGTTGTGTGTCTTGATTCAGAATAAACAGTAACTAAGTTACCAACCCTTATGAATATAGCAGTGCGACCGAAACCAGTTGATTGTGTAAGAGTCGCAGTTTTACCCATTTCTAAAATGCCAGTTACAGTCACTTTCCCAGAATCATCAGCCATTACAGTTTTTGACCAAGGGCTGAAAGAAATCATAATGAATCACCTTCTTCTTTCTCAACAATTGGAACTTCAACCAACGCTTTAAGCAACTCATTATTTTTGATATTACCACTAAGTTTGTTTGCACTATCAGCGAGTATTTTAGCCTTAGCAACAGCGGCATCAGCTTGTGCTTCCAACAACCTATTTTGTTGCTTCTGATTAGTTTCAACTTTATTTCTCCACATATCAGCACGTCTATTTTTTAGCCAAAAGATTTGAGCTGTTGTATCTCCTTCAAGAGCATTTTTGAGCAAAGCGTTTTCTACTTCGTAATCAATAACTGCTTTCCCTTTTTTTAGGGCGTCAGAAATGTCATGATGCCTCTTTTTGCACTCATAAAGAGTAGGCCCGCTTTATCCCGATATTTTTTGCAATTTGTTCATCAGTTAAGCCATCTCTTGCCCAACCTTCGAGGAGTATCAAACCTTCTGCGGTCAGCCACTCTTCATATTTACCTTTGCCACATTGATTGATACTCCTTTCCAACAATAAAAGGCTGCCCATTGGACAACCTGTAATAAAATATAATAGCAAGTCAGGGAGTCGAACCCTGAGAGAAACCATGCTCGCTACCAAAAGGTTAATTAAACCTACTGACCTTATTATTTACCATTCGTAAATGATGGGAATTTATTAATCATTGCATGATATTCATCTCCACTGACATCATCATGAATAGGTTTAATCTTACCAGTTTTTTCCATTAAATTAAGTTTATTATAAATTAAGTTATCATCGCCAGTCCCTCCACCAACGATACAACGTCCATTATAAAGAAAACCAGCTGTTCCTTTTGAACCTCCACTTACAACATTAAATTTAATCATTTCATCTTCCCCCTCTGTTTCTGGGCCAGGATTATCTGTTCCTGTTCCATTTTGAATAATATTAATTGGATTTAGCCAAGTTCCATCATCCTTAAATGCTGATGATTGCGCTGAAAGCCATTCTTTTTTTGTAATTCCCAAGTGTAAATGACTTGTATTACGTGTGGCAATTACTTGCCCTAATGAAACTGACTGTCCTACACTAACATTAATATTAGATGTACTAGTACCAAATTCTTGATAGACAACATAGTAACCGCTTGAATCTTTTGTTACAACTACTGTACCCAATGCACCATAACCTGCCGGTGCCATACCAGCATAAACTACTGTTCCAGCATGAACTGCTGCAATATTTGAGCCAGGGTATTTTGCTGAACCAAAGTCAAATCCATCATGGAAATAATCGCCATTGCCTGTACGATCATAGGTTGTCATACCAAATTGTTGCCCTTCTTCGTAACCTTTATAGCCACCCGAAAAAGGCCATCCCCAATCATTTGCCATATCGTATCTTCTTTCTTGCTTATTCAGTTCAATTAGACTCGTCAGTTTAATCGACTGTAATTCCTAATATACAGCTGTATCAAATTTAGGAATGACTCAAAGTCGGAATCGAACCGACCGCAGTTTTGCTAGTCCAACTTTTGAGTCTTTATGAAGTATATCCAAACCGAATTAATTGATATTTTGTGCTTTTGACTTTTACTTCATAATACTAGTATATCAACTAAAATAGGGGGTAAAATTCACTGAATCATTCAAAAACATTTCACGATTTTACCACTTACAAATACGGTCTAATCATTTCTTTAAAAGATTTGTTCCAGCGCCATAGTGTAGTAACACCCACAAACATTTCTTGAGCTACTCCATACCATGTCATTCTTTGCTTATAATGAAGTAATAAAGCTTTTTTCGTGTCACTACATTCTACATCCCAAAACATATCAAGTATTTCTTTTTGCCTTTTCATTTTTCCTAGACTGCCATTGAGTTCATCTTCCTCAACTCTTAAATATTCTATCTCTTGAGGTGCTATTCCAAGTGATTGTGTTCTAATTCCGAGATTGTCTTTAGGTTTTCTAGCTCTCAAATCAAGCTCTCTTGCTTTGATATTTTTAGCTAATCTCCCTGTTAAGTAATCTCCGATAATTCTATCTAGTTTATCTGCCATTAAATTAATTCTCCTTTTTAATATAATCCAGTTAGAAAGTTCTTGCTATATTCATTCTTTGTAGACTTTATTTTTTTACAAAGAAAGTCTATAATGAAAATAAAAAAGGTGAAATTTATGGTTTATAAAATCACACATATTCGTCTTTCTAACCCTTCTGAAGTATCCACTAAAAAAATTACTCATATAAAATTAGAGAGTGGTGTTGTGGAAACAGCTGCCATGGCTGCTTATTTTATAGATATGGGATGTAAGTACACTTATAAAAATAGTGCTGGTAAAGAAATATTTGTTACTTCTGTCCATCCTATTTTTGGTAATCCATATATAGAGACGCTTGATAGAACGACTGAATTTGATGAAATACTTAACCTATCCTATTTCTAATTCCAGAATGCTTACAACCAATTGATTTGTACTCTTTGTGTTTTCGATTTATTAATTCTATACTTGGCAGTATAGAATTTCGCTATGCCTTTCGTATTTTTAAGAAAGGAGAATGCAATTATGACATTCACTAACAAAAATAAATTTTTCCAATATACAGTAACTCTTGATACTTCAAATGATATTTTTAGAGCAAATCTTGCTGATAACTCAGGAATCTATGGTTATGGAAATACCATTGAAGACGCAGTTAAACATTTGGAAAACTTAGTCTAAAATGACATGCAACTAATACCAATATGGTGGTAGTTTTCTTATTCCTTCCAGAACACATTCTCTGACTCGTCAAGATCTGAGCGATTGAAGTTGTCAAATTCATAGTCATTTTTTATTTTGGTAATTAATCTGCTAAATCTATTACCAATTTTGAACCAGTATATAATGCAAGTAACGAATAGAATTGCAATGACTTTATTTATTATCAGTGTTGTTATTTCAAGCATTATTTCTCTCCTTTTTAAACGATTTTTATTTTTTCATACTCGTCCTCAACACGTTTTCCATGTTCCATGTGCCAAGGCGAGATACGTTCTGATACTTCTGCAACACTCAAACCTGTCTTTGATGAAATAAACAACCACGGACTTAATAATATCCCGTTTGCTTTAGCCCATTTAAGCCATTCATCAAGGTGTCCTAGAGTAATTTCGTCACAAACTCTACTAGCTAATTCAAGATAATACTTTCTGATTTCATTCATTATGCAACCCCATTTCCCCAGCTAGTTTGTACATTTCGTTTTGAGTCATTCCAGTTGTATCGACACCAGCTTTTATTAATCTACCCTCGTCAGTCCATTCAGGAGGAGCTTTGACTGGCTTTTGGTACTGGAATTTATTCTGATTATTTTGAGACTTATTTTGAAAACTAACTTCCTCAGCTTTTGCTTGCTCAAGTGTCTTTATTCCTTTATTATTCCAAGATTTAAGAATGCCTTGTGCATACCCGTATTCTCGTTGTCTTTTTACTGCTCGTTTGACAGCTTCAATGATTAACTCAAGTCCATAATCTTTTAAATCAGCTTTCAAGTCATCATAAAGAATTGGTTTTACTATTCCAAAGTTTGCTTGATAAAGTTCAATTAAGTTTTGAAAATCAGTTTTCGCATTTGACGATTCGTTAGGCGATTCGCTATACGATTCGTTCGAATAATTAAAAGTGTCGTAGTTGTTGCTGTTATGCGGTTTTAACGAATCGTGGTACGAATCGTCCACCGAATCGGTATTAGCATTAGCATTAGCATTAACATCAGCATTAACATTAGTATTAGCATTCTTTTCTTTTGCTTCTTTTCTTTTAAAAATTTCTTTTTCAAATGAACTTTTAATAAGTTCATCAAACTTTCTATCTGAAATAGACCACCAATCCAACATATTTTTATAAACGCTCTCAATTAAATCAGAATTTTTTACTGCATTTAATTCCCTATTAATCATATCTTCAACAGGCTTTCCGCCTTTTGAGATAGTATATTTTAAAGAATTTAAAACAGCGATTTCTTGAGTTTTTGCATCATACATAATATTTTTGTAAGTTTTATCAAATCTTTCAATTAGTGTCAGAACACTCTCTTTTGAGTAACCAATGTCAAAAGCAATTATTTTAATTGGCAATGGATATATTCCTATTGCTGTTGTTTTGGGATTTGTAAGCAAATAAAGCATGAAATATTTATCTTCTGGAGAATAATTATCAATGACTTTTTCATCAGCCCAAAAACTTGTTTCAATGATTCTTTTACTCATTTTCCCTCCTTTCCATTATTTTTTATTTCAATCAATATCATTAAACAGCTCTACTGCTGTATCGTAATCACAATCATATTTCTCCATGATTCGTCTTATCATGTATTCGTCATAGATCATCTTGACCTCCTGCCGCAAAAGCGGGAGCAGTTGAAAGCTTGCTCAGGCTGACTAAATACGAGCGCTACCGCCCAAGGTAGTCTTGCTTAAAGTTGAATTATTTCTAATTCTACTGCTAAGGATTAGCGAGGACTGCAGTTTGCTCATAGGTTTTAAGGCAAAGGTAATTCTTCGTATGTCTCTGGTTCAGCAGCTTCTGGTGGCGCTTCTGGAACCCCTTGTTCTTCAATTACATCAGGTTTTGTTTCCTCTACAGCTTCCAATACCAAATCATCAGTCACATCAGGAGTGATATCTTTATGAGTTGCTGATTCATTATCTGCTACAATTGCTTGCTGCATTTCTGTTGATAGAGGTGCATATGTACCAAGCATTGCTTTTAAAACTGTCTTTGTCGCCATTGCATCAAAGTCTGTTTGCCATGGACTAGATGAGCGACTGAATGATTTTGAAAATCGTTTACCATGGGCCAGTACTTGTTCTTTGTCCCAGTAAATAACTTTTCTAAAACCGTTTATCAGTTCCATACTCGCGAAGTATCCGGCTATTTCTGTCCCTTTTGGTATTGTAAAATCTATCTCTAATTCTTCGAACAAATTGTCATATTTTATAAATTGATTTTCATATACAGGGCCAGCATTAAGTTTTGTCATTTGACCGCTTCTAATTGCTAACTGTATAAGACCTTTATAGCCAATTTGGAACTGTGCTTCTCTCCCATAAGGAATAACATAAGCAAACCCCAAGCTAGGTTCAATCGGTAAATCTAACGTTGCAGCTTTCATTGCTGCTGTCATCACACTATTTGAATCAACATTTTTTAAATTTGTAGAGCCTACCAAACTAAGGAGGCTTCTAACAAAACCATTTGTTTTCTTACCTAATACTTCTTCGAATTTTCTTTTTGCTGCATCACTTTTAAGTACGACTTGAGTTGGTGTTTGATTAGCCATGTAATAGCTCCTTTATTTTATTTAGAACATTCAATACTGATTTTCCAGAATAATTTTTATTTGGTTCAATCTTCATTTCAAGCGTTTCAATTCTCTCTATGATTCCTTCAATTTTAGATTCTCCAGTATTTGCAATATTTGCATTTTGATTTTCTAATGCTTTATTTTTTATCCGCTCTTCTTCAAGTTGCTGTGATAAAGCTTGTGTATCTCCAGTTTCACGCTTTTCTAAAACTTTCTCCCTGTGCTTTAACTCTTGCTCTTTTTTAGCAAGTTCTTGTTGCTTGTCTCGCTCAGCAATTCGAGCCGATTCAAGTAACTGGTCTTTTTCTAGGTTAGCTTGTGCCTGAAGTCCAGCATTATCGATTTTATCTTGGGTTGATTTTTTTAATTCCCCTTTTGTTGTAAGTACATCGACGCCTGTAAAACGCCCTGTAGTCAAAACAAATTTAGTTCCTGATAACCTGTAAACCACATTTGCTTCTTTCACTGCCAAGTCAACTGCTTCAAATCCTGCTCTTCGTCTACGCTCATCGAAATCGATATTCATTTGAGTAATCTTAGTTACAATTCCAGAAAGCTTAGAACGAGCTTCCCAGACTTGAGAATTTCTATCCCTGAAAACTTCTATCATTTCATCAATTTGCTTCTTTTCTGATAGGTCGATTTCGTTAATTGTTGCTGATATTTCTTTTTTATACTTATTTAAAAAAGTTTTATCATCCTTACTGTTTACAACATCAGGAATCTTACTTTCAACTTCTTTAAGGAAAGAGAATAATTCATCATTTTGTAAAATTCCTCCCTCAAAAACTACTGGTACTGTCATTTAATGTTCTCCGTTTCTGATTTTTGTTGAAACGTGATATAATCTAGGTATTAAAATATAAAGACACATCACGTCTTAGTCCGCATGCCAGTGCGGGCTTTTTTATTTCCAAACTTTTTTCCAGTCTGAAATACATTCGTTAAGCATTGCAGATTTATCCTCAGCAAGTTCTTGCTTATTCTTTTTTCGTGAAGTCATATAAAGACTCCCGTCTGGTCGTTGCCAAGTTTCAAAGACTACTACTCCACGATTTTCTCGTTTGATTAAATCATGATAGATTTGTCCAACAGTCGTTGGCAACACTCGAACTTTGCGTTCGTTTATGATTGTTGTTTCCATTTTTAACCCTTCTATATATGAGTTTCATCCTCCTAATGATATAATTACTTTGGGCATATATTTGCTAATTTTTTATTGAAAGGAGGTATAGATTATGAATTTAGATAATTTCGATGAAAGATTTAATGACTTTCTAGAACGCTTTGATAATACTTTTGAGAAAGAGGAACCATATGAAGATATTGTTAAAATCGTAAATTCCTCAAAACTTAATGCATCAGAGTTTGAAAAAGCACTTGCTATTGAACACCTTATTGCTCAGAAACGTACTAATAACCTTGTTAAGTTAGCTTTAAAAGAGTTTTTAAAAAAAGACTAAGAGACCGCACAGAATGTATTATTTACATTATTTTTTTACTTAATTCGCTACTATTTTTGTAGCGAATTTTCTATTTTAGTATCCTTTTCTTACGTAATAACATATTAAGTTTCTCTGCGATAAGTTTTATTGCTCTTAGATTCTGCGTGATTAAATCAAGGAATGGGTCAAATGGGTTTTCACCGTTTTCTGGGTTGACTGTGTATGTGTAGGTCATGAGTACACCTCCTTTATAGAAGTGAGGTTAGTGTGTTTTTGTTTTCTGTGAAATAATCAATAAACTTCGGAGTCCTAGACATTCCTCGATACTTCTTGCTCCAAATTGACCATGCTAAGAAGGCAATCAAGTGAGTAAGCCGTCCGTCAACATCAATCACGAAACCATCAGGAGTATTATCAGCAAACTTTTTGATATTGCCTTGTGCCCGAAGATAAGCATTAGACTTTTTGTCAATATTCCCTTTTTCATCTAACACTTCTGTCTTATAGAGATACTTAGCGATTTCTCCGTCTGTCATGAATGGACCGTCTTCGATTTCAACTATTTTAACTTTTCCGATTGTAGTCATCTCTGTTTCCTTTCTAGCTGGCTAAGTTATCTTGTTCTACAAGAGGTAAGTAGCCGTGTTTTTTGAGTGTTTCGTATAGGAACCTACGGCCTTTTTGCTTCCATGTAGTAGTAATTGATGTTCTTTCTTGACCTTTGCTATCTACATAGCTTTGAGTCCGACTGCCGATGTAACCTTTACCCATATATCTTGAGTACAGTACCCATTGCTTATTGACTTTCCGTTGAATCCGTAACTCGTTCAAAATTCGATTAAATTTTACAGCACTAAATCCATAATCCTGTGCAATCTGAGTAATTAGAATATCATCAGGACTTTCAAGGATTAAATCAAGGTAAGTTGTTTTTTCAGTAGCTGTAGCAAGTTCAAGATTTAACTGGCTATTTTCTCTCTCAAGCCCAAATCGTGCTTGCCGTTCCTCTTTTAGCTGTGTAGCAAGGCTAATGAGTGTATCTGGATTAAGCAATACTTCTTCAAGTTTCGCCTCCGTCATATAAGCTCCGTGCTTGCGGATTGTTGGGAGGACTTCAACAGCCAGCCAATCTGTAAATTTTTCAGATACAGCATTGTTTGCTTTGAATGCAAGTTTGTAAACCATCGGTTCACTGATGAAATCTTTTTCGCCAACTTCTTGGCGAAGATATTTCGTAATTGTCGACCACCGAATCGAATGATATCTGCGACCGTTTTTGGTCTCAACTTTTTCAAATCCAAGGGCACGTGCTACATCTTTTACATTGAATAGAATATTTTCTCCCTCGACTTTAATGTCAAGATTGAAGATTCCATTTGTGAAATTTTGTAGTTGATTCATATTTTATGGACTCCTTTCTAACTAGCTTCTTTAGTTTTGCACGGTTTAACCGTGTTTTCTGGTAAAAAATTAATACCACTTAGTGGTACTCCGTAGGTATCTTCAATCAGCCAAACTTGATCCATGGTTGGAAATCTAATGGCATTTTCCCATTTTGATAGTGTAGACTCAGATACACCTAATTCTTTTGCTGCTTCTTTTTGAGTCCAACGTTTACCCGTTCGTAACTGTAATAATGTATAAGTTGCTGATGTTTTCTCTGCCATACTGGCTCCTTTCTTTTAAATAAAATTTCTGCATACGCAGTAAGGGAAGTTCAGGAATCGAACCTGTTCGCCAGTCTTCCCTGCTCATTGTGAGTGATATCATAACTCCGTGCTATAATGTAAGTGACTAAACTAAAATTATATTGGAGATTTTATGAACAAAAATAATGTTGGTAGTTTTAATTTATTTCACTGGATAGGTGAACAAAAAGATTGGTTAACTGTTTTCTTTTCACTTACTGCTATCTTTAAATCAATTATAAGTTTAACTTACCAGATGAAAATAAATACTCGTAACCAAGTGAGGGAGTTTATAAAAGAACAACGTTCTCAAGCAATAAATGTTTCAATGTGGCTTTCTTTTGAAAAAGCCGGCCCTAAAAACCCTAATGTCACTATTAGTAATTCCAATATAAATGCGATTTATGATATTTTTATATTTTCAGCATCTAATTGGAGTTCTGGAACAATTAGCGATCTTGGAAATTTAAATAAAGATGGACGCGATAATTACTATCAAGATGTTCAATATATTGAAGTTCTTCCTCCAGGAAAATCAAAAATATTTATATCCTATCAAAACGCCATGGGAGGCGAACATTCAGTGCCTGAAATGATTTTTAAGGATCTAATGGAGAGACTTGAAATGGAAGTTTAGATAAAGTAGAATCGCTTGATAAATTGTTACCTAAGTATAAAATAGACCTTCCTTTTAATCAGTATTCTAAAAAAGTGTTTTATCCATAATATACGCCGACTAAGATATCACCCATAAAGTAAATACTATTACACCAACTATGAATGAAATTTTTAATATCAATTCTCCCTCTGATGAAGCCAACTTTATACAGAGTAGTATACCCGCCGATAGTTCACCTAATAGCATGATAAAGGCTAGTGTTAGAATTACTTTATGCATCGTGCATCTCTCATTCCGCCCCTATGGGGCTTTTTTATTTGCCAAATTAGCTACTTACGCTGAGTTGAATACAACGTGTAACTACATTCACAGAAGCTTCGCAACTGTTTTGTTTGTTCGCTTGTTTGACTTTATAAGTTAATTTTAACACGGTTAAACCGTGTTGTCAATAAAAAACTTTCTTATTTTCCGTTTTATTTTGTTTTATTCCGTATTTTCTTGCTTTTTTTATGGTTAAACCGTATAATATAATTATGAAAACTAAAGCCCTAGTAAATAAGCAAATAATGTCCGAGAACATAAAAAGACATTTGGCACAAAAACGGCTAAATGTTAAAGAATTCTCTGAAATCATGGAATTCAAATATACCACTGTTTTAGATTGGGTTAATGCCAAAACTTATCCGCGTATTGATAAAATAGAATTAATGGCCAGATATTTTGGAGTAGAAAAATCTGATTTGGTAGAGGAGTATTCAGAAGTTTCTTCTACTTTATCTGAAATAAATAAGATAAGTGAACAGTTAGATAAACCACGTCAAAAAATTGTGCTTGATACTGCTTCTTCTCAATTGAAAGAGCAGAAAAAAGAAAATGCTAAGGTTGTATCAATTAAAACTGAACAACAAAAGCAAGGTATTGATCTTGCAGATTTAGTAGATGATAGCAAAGTTGATTGGGATAAATGGGTTTCGTTTGATGGTAAGCCATTAACTGATGAAGTTAAGGAAGCCATGAAAAAAGCACTTGGAAAACAATTAGAAGACAAATAAGGAGGTTTCTATGAGCAGACAGGAGCTTTTAGAATATCTCCTCAAAGAAATTGAAAAATGTGGGTTTAAGATTGTTGATGTTGAATTTTTTCAAGTTCCCGCAGCCGTTAATGTTGATAACAAGATAATGATTTACAATTCTAATGAAGCTTCCCCTTTTGAGGTCGCTCATGAATTAATACATATCCTAAATAAAGATAATCATCGTGGCGATTACTTTGATGCAACTAATCCTCAGGAAGTTAGAGCAAATCGTGAAGCCGTTCTGCTTCTTTGGGAAATATTTGAAGCTAACGGGGGAAGCTACGAATATTTCAATGTGTTTGTAAATACAACAGATGCACCTTTCGAGCTTGCTGAATCAATCATCAAAAATGAATATTTAGAGATGCATGAAGCTATCACTGAAATATTTGAAGATGAAATAAAAGTTAGTATCAATAAGCAAGAAATGCATGATTATATTGTAGATTACATTAGTTATTTTGATGTAATTGAAACTGTTAATATTTATCAATTTTTGGATCGTTATCATCTAAGCCATAATTTCTATAATATGGCAGAAATTGAGTTTCAGCAATTATTAGATACTGTTTAATTTTAGGAGAAACTATGAAATTTGGAATGAGAAAGCCTAGCTTAGCAAAAAGTTTTAAAGCTAGAACAACTGCAAAATATAAACGTAAAGTGAAAAAAGCCCTTATTCCTGGTTATGGAAAAAAGGGAATGGGGATGATTAAAAATCCGAAAAAAGCAGTTTACAACAAAGTTTATAAGAAAACAACTTTCTCAATTTGGGATTTGTTTAAATAAAACAATTATGAGCAATGTCTTGAATCTCAATAAAAGCTAGACAGGAGAAAATTTTATGAATAATGGATATGGACCAGAAACTAAATGGGGACGTCAATCTTTTTTTGATGGTGGCTTATTAAGTTTTATTGGTTGGAATATTTTAGGTGCTATTATTACTACTGTCACTTTGGGCATCTGTTATCCTTGGGCATTATGTATGGTTTATGGTTGGAAAATCAATCATACAGTAGTTGATGGCCATCGCATGAGATTTAGTGGTTCAGCTATTGGTCTTTTTGGAAACTGGATTAAATGGTTGCTTCTTTCTATTGTTACATTAGGAATTTATGGTTTTTGGGTAGCAATAAAGCTTGAAGATTGGAAAGTTAAAAATACGACCTTTATAAATTAA